ATGAGGCTGAAGAAGATTTAGATAATTTTATGGCGGCTTTTGATAAGTTTGACATGGAAAAGGCTAAAAGAAGATTTATCAATTCATTAATTCAAGGTGCATCAAAAAAGGGACATTATATGTTTAGTTTGGTAGAAGAAGAATTGAATAGATTAAATCCTGAATTGTTAAATTTATATGGTGTATTAATGTCAATTAACGATTTGGTTTATTGGATTATGCCTGATGAAGCCGCACAAATGATGGCGGGTTCAGGTCAAGGAGTTGCCGGCTCAGAAGAGATAGATGATTCTACTGACCCTGTTACTATTAAAGCAAAAGGAATGTTCTTCCCCGTTTTAATCCATGAATTATTAAAAGGAGTATACGAAATTATGGGAACTCAAGGATTACCTGACGACCCAAAGCAAGCTGAAATGGTTATGTCGTCTCAAGATACGTTACCATATGAAATATGGGATTTAAGATTAGGTCCTGTAATTTGGGAGAAATTCTTATCTGTTTATCCTGATGAATTATTTGAAGAAGATATGAGGGAAATACAAAATTATCTTTTCTCAAGATTTTCAGCAATTAGTACCGACCAATTTTTTGAATTGGCTAAAGAAATATTATCTGGAAGTGAAGATGGTAAGAAGGCGGTAAGAGCCATGGTTGATGAAATCATACAAGAAATTAAAGACGAAGAATATGAAAAGTCTATGAGACAATTTAGAGATGATGATGAAGGATTTGATTTGGATGATTTCTTGGACGGTTTAGGTATTGGTGGTCCTGCAGTATAAAAAGTAAAGAAATGAGAACATGGGTTTATCAAGAGAACAGGCTATACTCGAATATGCACGTTGTGTAAAGGATACTCCATACGCTCTAAAAACTTACCTTCAAACATACGATAATACACAATCTCGTTACGTTCCGTTAGAATTATTTCCAGACCAAGAACACTTAATAAATGACTACGATAGTTTTGAGGAAAACATTGCCTTAAAATATCGTCAGGCAGGTGTATCTACAGTAACGTCTGCATGGGTATCAAAAAGATTGGTTACCGCCTCTAAAACAAAACCTGAAAAAATTCTTATTATTGCCAACAAATTAGATACATCTATGGAGATGGCAAACAAAGTTAGAGCTTTTGTTGACCAATGGCCAGGATGGTTTGGTGTTGGGTTTTCACAAGAAAAGAACTCACAAAGACACTTTAAATTAACTAATGGTTGTGAGGTTAAAGCCGTTGCAACATCTAAAGATGCTTTGCGTGGTTATACACCTACTATTCTTATTTTTGATGAGGCTGCGTTTATTGATGCAGATGATGATTTCTGGTCTGCTTGTATGGCATCGTTATCTACGGGTGGTAAGGTAATAGTAATATCTACACCTAATGGTTTTGATGCAATTTATTATGCAATCTACGACCAAGCCTTAAGAGGAATGAATGATTTCCGTATTACTGAAATGTACTGGTATCGTGACCCTCGTTATGCAAAAGATTTAAAACTTATTAAGTGTAAAGATATAGTTCATTATATGCTCAATAGAGAAGATTATGACGATAATGAAATAATAATTGAATATGGTCATATAGACCCAATGAAGAGAGATTTTGAAGAAATTAAATCAAAATTTTCTGAAGGTTACAAACCATATTCGTCATGGTTTGAGTCTATGGCAAAAAAACTTAAGTTTGACCGTAGAAAAATTGCACAGGAATTAGAATGTAATTTCTTGGGTTCAGGTGACAATGTGATTCCACCTGAGACTGTAGAATTCTTAAGAGAGAATACTATTATGGAGCCTGAAAATAAGTTTATGGGTGGTGCAATGTGGCAATGGAAAGAACCCATTGAAGGTCATAAATATATTATGGGTATTGACGTATCTCGTGGTGATTCTGAAGACTTCACAACATTTTGTATTGTTGATTTTGATGAAAGAGAACAGGTTTTAGAATATTTGGGTAAGATTCCACCTGATGTTGCTGCTGAGGTTGCTTTTAAGTGGGCAACAATGTATAATGCTTTTGTTGTAATTGATATCACAGGAGGTATGGGTGTGTCAACATCACGTAAACTACAAGAAATGGGATATAAAAATTTGTATGTTGATGGTGTTAATATGGCGGATAAATGGAAATATAATCCAAAAATGCATGAAAAGATTCCGGGATTAAACTTTAATTCAAAAAGGGTACAGATTATTGCTGCTTTTGAAGAGGCTTTAAGACATAACTTTAAAGTACGTTCTAATAGGTTGTTAAATGAATTGGGTACGTTTGTGTATGTAAATGGTAGACCTGACCACCAAAAAGGACAACATGATGACCTTATTATGGCAATGGCGATGTCGATATATGTGGGTGAAAGTTCATTTAGTCAACTAGAAAAAGTAACAGAACAGACAAAGGCGATGTTAGATAGTTGGTCTGTATCTACTAATGAATATAAACAGAAATCACAAGATTTTAATCCATCTATTCCGGTAATGCCAAATTCAAATAATCATAGAGGTATGAATCAAAACCCATCAAGAAATGATTATGAGAAGTATTTATGGTTATTCGGTAAGTGATATTTAATTTAATTAAATATTTCATACTATTTATGTAAAAAGTATTTGAATGGCAGAAAACAATTTAACAATATGGCAAAGACTCGGTCAAGTATTTGGTCCTGACTCTACTTTAGACCAACAAGCACCCATATATAGGTTTGATAAGAAAGAACTCTTAAAGACTCCTAACAAACAGGATTATGAAAGAGAAAAACTTCAAGCACAACAATCCTTATATTTAGGTCAACAATGGACAAAGATTGAAAATAATCTTTATACACAAGCCGTTTACTACGAACCAACTAGACTTGCGTCTTATTACGATTATGAGAGTATGGAATATACTCCTGAAATATCTGCCGCATTAGATATATACGCTGAAGAATCAACAACAACAAATGAAGATGGATTTATATTACAAATTTATTCAGAGAGTAAACGTATTAAATCAGTTCTTGCTGACTTGTTCAACAATAGACTTGATATTAATACTAACTTACCTATGTGGACAAGAAATACTTGTAAGTTTGGTGACAACTTTGTCTATTTAAAGTTAGACCCTGAAAAAGGGATTATGGGTGGACAACAACTTCCTAATATTCAGATTGAAAGATTAGAAAGAGGTATGAAATATTCACCAAATAGGAGTAGTACAACCACAGAGAACGACGCTCTAAAATTCTTATGGAAAGATAAGGATATGGAGTTTAATACTTGGGAGATTGCCCACTTTAGATTATTGGGTGACGACCGAAAACTTCCGTATGGTACTTCTATGTTAGAAAAAGCAAGAAGAATATGGAAACAGTTATTATTAGCCGAAGATGCGATGTTAATATACAGAACATCAAGAGCACCTGAAAGAAGGGTATTTAAAATATTCGTTGGTAACATGGACGATAAAGACGTTGAACCATATGTAAACCGAGTCGCGAATAAATTTAAAAGAGACCAAATTGTGGACCCATCAAACGGTAATGTGGATTTGAGATACAATCAGATGGCGGTTGACCAGGATTATTTTATTCCTGTTCGTGACCCAAATGCACCAAACCCAATTGATACATTACCGGGTGCACAGAACCTTTCAGAGATTGCAGATATTGAATACATCCAAAAGAAATTGTTAACGGCTCTTCGTGTTCCTAAGGCATTCTTGGGATTTGAAGAGGTAGTTGGTGATGGTAAAAACCTATCATTACAGGATATTAGATTTGCAAGAACTATTAATAGAATTCAAAAATCTATGATTCAAGAATTAAATAAGATTGCTATTATTCACCTTTATCTTTTAGGTTTTGAGGATGAATTAAACAATTTTACTTTAGGTCTTACCAATCCATCAACACAAGCAGACCTTCTTAAGGTTGAACAATGGCAACAGAAAATTCAGTTGTATCGTGATGCTACTACTGACCCAGGAAATGGTATATTACCTGTTTCAGCGTCATGGGCTAAGAAACACATTCTTGGGTTCTCAGATGAGGAAATTAAGTTGGATATTCAGCAACAACGTATTGAAAAGGCGGTTGCATCTGAACTTGAAAAGACTGCTGAGGTTATAACTAAGACAGGTATTTTCTCAAATATTGATAAATTATATGGTAACAAACCTGGTGAAGGAGGAAGTGCAACACCTGAAGGTGAAGTAACCGAACCTGCGGATACAGGATTTGGAGACCTTGGCGGAGGACTTGGTGATATGGGTGGAGGTGAGAGCACACCACCAGCACCTGACTTAGGTGGAGGAGGTGAAGAGGCGGCACCAGCACCTGAATTGGCACCTGAATCAAGAAACATGGACGATTTAAATTTGATACTTGAAGATGACTTATTAAGTGGTTTAGATACTTTAGATTTATCAAAAGGAAAGAAATCAATAAATGAAATAGACGATAAATTGAGCGAGTTGTTAAATTCGTAATATTTATTAAAAAAAAATATTATGACAAAATTCGGTATTATAAAAACTAAAATTGAAGAGTCTATGGCTAAACTCTACGGTAAAGAAGGGTTTAAGTCACATCTTAAGAACTTCAAAACAAAAGTTTTGGAAAATAAAAACTTATCAAACATATATTACATTTATGATGATTTATCATCTAAAAAAGGTATTGATAAGGAAATTGCCACAGAGTATGTTAATGAGTCTATTGAACAATTACAATCATTAATTGAAAAGAGTAATAATGAAATTAAATCATTGTCTGAATGGATTGATACAATCATTAAAGATGATATGAACAATTACTCAGATATTGATAATGTGGTTTATAATAACAAGTCAATTAAGAATTTAGAAAGTGTATTAGAATCTAAGAAGAATATTAAGAATGTTATTGTTTCAACAAAAGAGTCTAAAGTGGTAAAAGAGTCAATTAATATACCATTGTCGTCAATGTTAAAAATTGCATCTAATTCTTTCAATAAAGAATATGAGAATATTAATGAATCTGAAAAAGAAGAATTAAAAAATTTATTGTCATTGTCTAAAGATGAGGTAAAGGTTAAATTTGAAGAATTAAAAGAATCTGTATTAAATAAATTAAATTCAAATTTAAACGAAACTAACGATTCAGAAATCAAAGAAAAAATAGGATTAACAATAAACAAAATTTCTGAATCACAAAGTGATTTATTATCACTTTATAAACTTAAACAATTAAATGAAGGATTATGAAAAAAGTTTTAGAATTTATTAAGAAAATTTATTCAGTATGTAAGAACTGGGTCGTATCTAACGGAGTAGAAGGTGTATTAGGTCTTCTAGTTGGTTTAGTACTTTGGATTATGGGATACAAAATTTGGGCTGGATTTTCATTTGGTGTATTTGCTACACGCAATTGGGATATCTTAAAAGCTTGGGTTATGTCTAAATTTAATAAGTAATATAAATTTTCTTTAAAAATAAAAAGGTGTCTTTCGACACCTTTTTTTGTTTTTAGTCTTTTAGACTGTCCTTTAATTGTTGAACGTATTTGGCTTTTTTGATTTTTTCTCTTTTTACCGTACACTTCTTTTTAAATTCTTGACGGTTACGAACCTCTTCCATTTGTTTGGTTTTGATGACCTTATACTTATAACGTTTAAGGGCTCTATCAATAGATTCGTTTTTTCCTACCTGTATTACTATCATATATTAATATTATGATAATAAATATATTCATTGTAGTCAAGTTTTGACTTAGAGCTAAAATTGTTTTATAATTTATAAAAATAAACGAAGAGTAATATGAAAATTAATGAAAAAAGGTAAAACATCTAAGTTAAATGTTTTTGAAAATGCTAAATGTTATTATGGTACAGTAGATTCTAAAGAATTAAAAACAATTTATATAGTTATTCAATCATGGGTTGAACCAAAAAAAGAAGTACAAAATTGGGATAGAGTAACGGGTAATTTAAAAAGACAAATTCAACATAATTTATTAGAAAGTGTTGATTTGATAACATTTGAAAAACATTCAATAGTTGATTTAGATTTAAGGACTAGCGGAATACAAATGGATAAGAGGTCATTTATGAATTTAGAAATAACTCTATTTTTAAAAGATAAAAATCAAGATTTTAAATCACTAATTTTAAGAGATAAAATAAAAACAATAGTAACGTCAGTATATAAGGACGAGTTGTATAATTCCACATATTTTACATTATCAAAAAGTAAAACCAAAAAGGTTTAATATTTATTGTAAAATTCTATCGTGAATATATTAATAACCGAAGAACAATTAAAAAAATTTAAAAAGCATCTTAAAGAAGAAAAAAATTCTTTAGATGCTTTAAATAATTTCATAGATAAGAACAAAGTTTATGAAACAGGTTCTTTAAAAATTTATTTAAAGAATATTAAATTGACAGGTGATATGGATGACCCTTCAATTGAAGCAACAATAGATAAGGTTATTTTTAATAAAAAAGATGTTACAGATTTTGCAATAAATTATGCGTTGTATGATGAGTGGACTAGTGATGATTTACCATTAGCAACATCACTAAAAATATTTATAGGTAAAAGTTTAGATAGAATGGTTAAAAGGGCATTCGAAAAGGAATTTGATGAATACAATGTTGTTTTACACTTATTTGAGTAACATAGCATATTTATAAAATAAAACTCATGAGAATATTAGGACCACAAGATACAGGTAAAGGAATATTAGTAGAATGGGATGCTGGGTATGTGTCACCACAAGATTCAAGAAATGCTGAAGTAATTAAAGAATCATACGGACAATTAGACCACTCTAAGCCATTTGTATTTTATGCCGTTCTTCAAAAATATGACACACCAAACAGAAACGGTCGTATTTACCCTGAACCAATTTTACGTAGAGAAGTTGAAAACTATAAGAAGGCAATTGATAAAGGTTTATCTATTTCAGAATTAAATCACCCTGAATCATCATTAATTGATTTGGACCGTGTATCACACCTTATTACCGACATGTGGTGGGAAGGAAATACTTTAATGGGTAAGATTAAACTTTTAACTTCACCTGGTTTCCACGAAAGAGGTGTTGTTTCATGTCCTGGTGATATGGCAGCAAACCTAATGAGACAAGGGGTAACTATGGGTGTTTCATCTCGTGGTGTAGGTTCATTGGTTAAGAAAGGTGAAAGAAATGAAGTTCAAGACGATTTTGAATTAATCTGTTTTGATTTGGTATCATCGCCATCAACACCAGGTGCATATTTGTTCTTAAATAAGGATGATAAAAACAGATACGATGAGAATTTAGAAGAGGAAACTAAGTTAAGAGCTCAAGAGCCAAGAATAGATGGTGGAAAAGGTTTAAACAAATCGCTTGACTTAATGAAGAAATTGTCCGATTATTTAGGGTATTAAAAAAAACTTAAATTATGGACGAAAAATATTTTGTAGCAAAAATTCAGTATGATTTACCTGATGAGAACAGTGGTAAAATCAAGAAAATTAGAGAAGAAAAACTTGTAAAAGGTTTTAATGTAACTGACGTTGAAGCTAAAGTTACTGGAAAATTTAAAGGTTTTTCATATGATTGGAGAATCACGGCAGTATCTGAAAGTAAAATTGACGAAGTATACGAATAAAATTTTAATAAAAAATTAATTAAATCAGGACCAAAAGTCCTGATTTTTTTTTGCCACAATATTAATAAATTAACTTTTTTTACAAAACAGAATATTTATTAAGTAAAATAAACATTTGCGCAAACAAAAAAATGGCAGACAACACAAAAAAATCATTGGTTGAAGAGGCATTATTACAAATGAAAAATTTGGAAGAAGCCGTAACTGAAAATGCAAAAGGAATACTTGCTTCTACTATGAAGGAAGAAATCAGTGAATTAGTAAAAGAATCATTATCTGATGTAGATGAGGATATGGTTAACACGGACATCACCGAACAAGGAATTGAAGTAGGTGATGAAGAAGAAGTTGAAATGGAACCTGAAATGGGTGACATGGATGCGGATGAAGATTCTGAGATGGAAGATGAAGACGAGGGTGGTGAAGAAGTTGACATGGAAGACATGTTGATGTTAGATTTACCTGGTGACGATTTGGAAGTTGATGATGAAGAAGAAGTTTTACTTCCTTTAGACTTAACAGGTGCTTCAGATGAAGAAATCTTGAAAGTATTCAAGGCTATGGGTGACGAAGATGGAATCATTGTTAAACAAGACGGTGATAACATTCACTTAAGTGATGAAGATGAAGACGTTGAGTACATCATCCAAACTGAATCAGAAGACGAATTACCAGAAATGGATTCTATGGGAGACATAGATGAAGAAGAAGATGGTGAAGTTGTTTTCGAAATTGAGATGGAAGAAGATGAAGAGGGAGCAAAAGAAGAAGAAACCGAAATGGTTGATGAAGAATGGAATGAAGAAGAGTCTAACGAAGGTTATAATCATGACTTAGATATTTCTCTTGGTAAAGACCATGGCAAAAAAATGAAACAATCTTTTACTGACAGAAGAAAAGAAAGTAAAGGAATGGAAAAGGCTATGGGTAAAAGACCATATTCAGGAGATAAAAGTATGGATTTAACTGCTGGTGAAACTGCTGAGGCTGCACGTACATTAGGAAACGGTTCGGACAATTTCCCAGGTAGAGGTCTACCTAAGAAAAAAGTATCAACAGTTTCTGAAAGTGAATTAAAGGCTGAAGTTCAATCTTTAAGAGCTAAGAACGAAGAGTACAGAAAAGCATTAAACATCTTTAGAGAGAAGTTAAATGAAGTTGCTGTATTTAATTCAAACTTGGCTTACGCTACTCGTTTATTCACAGAACATTCAACAACCAAGCAAGAAAAAATAAATATCTTAAGACGTTTTGATTCGGTTGAAACACTTAAGGAATCTAAGACTTTGTATAAGACTTTGAAAGAAGAATATGATGGTAAAAACTCTGTTGTGACTGAATCAGTTCAGTCTAAAGTACAGAAATCACCTTCTAAAGGTTCTGCTACAAATCTTATCGAGTCTAAAACTTATGAGAATCCTCAATTCTTAAGAATGAGAGATTTGATGAATAAATTAACAAAATAAAACAAAACTTAAAAAAATACTAAAATGGGAGCATTATTAGAATCAGGTCTTGTTGGTAACATCGGTCTTAAGCACTTGAAAGTTATCAAAGAAGACACAATCAACAAATGGGACAAATTAGGATTCTTAGAGGGTCTTAAAGGTCACGTTAAAGAAAACATGGCTCAGTTGTATGAAAACCAAGCTTCACACTTAATCAACGAAGCTGCATCAACTGACAATTCAGGTTCATTCGAAACTGTTGTTTTCCCAATCGTTAGAAGAGTTTTCTCTAAATTATTGGCAAACGACATCGTTTCTGTACAAGCTATGAACTTACCTATCGGTAAATTGTTCTACTTCGTACCTAAAATTCAGGGTTATGATACAGCTACTGTATATGACAATCCTCACTACGCACCTTTCGGGGCACCAAATGCAAGTGCATCACAAACTCCAGAATCAGGTTACTCTACAGGTAAAAACTTGTATGACCGTTTCTACGAGGGTGACGAACCAACTTTGGACCCTCCAGGATTATTCGACTATTCAAAAGGAGCTTATACTTCTGTAACTTCTAACGCAGTAACTCAAGTATGGTCTAATGGCGAATTAGTTGAAGGTGTATACACTACTATTAATGGTGGTACTACAGCTGGTGCTACTACAGGTGGTCCAATCCACAGAAAAGCTATCATTGCATTGTCAGGTTTCTCAAGTGCAGGACAAGGTAAACTTATCGGTCCTGATGGAAACGAACAAGATACGGAAACTTTCTTATCTGACTTACAAGTTAAGGCTGTACAAACTACAGGTGCATTCTCAGGTTTGGGTACATCTGCACTTATCTTCAGAGTTGTTACTCAGAAATATGGTAAGGGTATTGTTCAGTACGGTACTAACACACAGGCTTCATGGCCTGGTTCAGGTAACGGTGGTTACTACGATAACATCTGTGATGCTAATGGTATCATTTACTTAGAAGTTGACTGTCAAGTTCCTGCATCTATTGGTGCAGCATCTCTTGATGGATATTCAGGTATAACTTTACCTTCAAATGCGGCACCAGCTGCAGGACAGTTCACATGTACTTATAGAATCTATAAGAACTTGGAATTCGAAGATGAGATTGGTGAAGTTTCATTTGACTTAGAGTCAGTAACTGTTTCTGTTACAGAAAGAAAGTTGAGAGCTCAATGGTCACCTGAATTAGCACAAGACGTTTCTGCTTTCCACAACATCGACGCTGAAGCTGAATTGACAGCTTTATTGTCTGAGCAAGTGGCGGCTGAAATCGACCGTGAAATCTTAAGAGACTTGAGAAAAGGTGCAGCTTGGACATTACGTTGGGACTACAACGGATGGAAGAGAGGAACTGCAGCTAATCCATTAACTCAATACACTCAGAAAGACTGGAACCAAACATTAATCACAGCTATCAACCAAATCTCTGCTCAGATTCACAAATCTACATTGAGAGGTGGTGCTAACTGGATTGTTGTTTCTTCTGAAATCTCTGCAATCTTTGATGACTTGGAGTACTTCCACGTTTCAAATGCATCTCCAGACCAAGACCAGTACAACATGGGTATCGAGAGAGTTGGTACTTTGGCAGGTAGATATCAGGTTTACCGTGACCCATACTTCCCACCTAACACAGTATTGTTAGGACACAAAGGTAACTCTTTGTTGGATACAGGTTACGTTTACGCACCATATGTACCTCTTCAGTTGACTCCAACTATGTACAACCCATTCAACTTTACACCTATCAAGGGTATCATGACAAGATACGCTAAGAAAATGGTTAACAACCGTTTCTATGGTAGAATCATTGTTGATGGTGTTAGAACATTCGACTTGAGAGAATTGAGATAATTTAACTCAAACTGAATAAATAGAAAGGGGACCAATCGGTCCCCTTTTTTAATTTAATATGTTATTAATCTTAAACAACCGCAAGTTGTTCTTCTTTCATTAATTCATATGCTCTAGCTAAACGAGTCATACCGATTCCACCTCCAAAACGAGGGAAGAAATTAAACGATAAGAATTCTTCCAATTCTTTTTCAACTCTTTCTTTACCAAACAGTTCAAACAACTTGGCGGAATAACCACCATTTTCGATTGTATAAAACATTTCTCTCATTTCTTCAACATTAGAGGAACGTTCTGCCGAACCTATAGTTTCTTGACCATATAGAATAACATCTACTTTATTAAAGATACCATCTCCTTTGTGTTTCATATTCCAAAAAGGGTTTGTTCTTAATGGAAAGTGTTGTAATGAAACAACCGAACCTTTTTCGTCCCACATTCTTTGTTCGTGTTCATTCTCTAAAATTCTCACACCACCATATTCTTCACATACATCATTATAGTCAACTTCTACAGGTTCATCAAAACCTAACCATTCTAATAATTCAGACTCAAGTTTTAACATTTCTTCGATTCCACCTTTTGATTCAAATTCAAACATAGGGAAGATAAGTTCGTGCCTACCTGGTATTGGTTCTTTCTCTTCTCTGTAAGATGTTGAAACACAGAATACACCTTCCCACTCAGGGTTTTTAAGTAATTCATACTCCAACCACATTTGACCTGTTTGTGGTAATGGCCAAATTTCACCTGAGTATTCAAAGGTTTTTACAGAGTGTGGATTTTCACACGCAGCCAAAATTGATAATCTACTTTGTGTAGGAACTTCTTTGAAGTTTTTGTTTAAGAAGAATTCTCTCATCTTCTGTACTAATTCATTGTACGTTTTTGTGTTTTTCATTTTGTTTTTTTTTGATTTTATTTTTGTTTATTTAGTTTTTATTGGGCAAAAAAAAGAGGACTAATAAGTCCTCAATTAAAATATTATTCAGCTTTATGAATTTCAGGTTCAGGAAAATCATTTTCCGATAATGGTGGTGGAGTTGTTAAAACCCTTATTGCTTTTGAAATGACTTCTGATTCTTCCATTCCGTAAGCTCCTCTTCTGTGTCCTGAGCGTGTTGCATGTATTACACAATATAATGCTTGTTCCTGTGTCATTTGGTCAACAAACTTACTCAAATCTTCATTTGAATAATAATTGATAATTTCAAATAGTGTCCCTGCAGGTTGTTGTTCTTGATTTTGTTCTTGAGTATCCTCCATAATCGGTTTTCTTTGATATTTATAATATATATAACAAAAAGGATAAAAAAATCAAGTATGCCTGAATATATTTTAAGTGAAGATTTGGCCGTTTGGTTTGGTAAAAAAAAGAAACCAAAAGGTAGTAAACAACCTAAGGGGCCATGGGTAGACATTTGTAGAAAAGACAAGGATGGTAAACACCCCCCATGTGGTAGGTCAGATGCCGATAAGGGTGCGTATCCTAAATGTAGAGCTGCGGGTGTTGCGGGTAAAATGTCTGCTGCGGAAAAAAAGAGTGCATGTGCACAAAAAAGAAGAGCCGAAAAGAAAGATACTCAAACAGGTAAGGGTCAAAAACCTATAATGACATCACATAAGAAAAAAACAAAAAAAGAATCTACAGAACAATTGGTTAATTTGGTTGTAGAGAAGTTTAAAGTATCGTCAGACGAATACCAAAAGTTATATGAGGATGAGACTTATTTATTGGTTGCCCCTTTAACACACAACGCTTCTTGTAAGTATGGAGCCAATACAAAGTGGTGTACAACAAATAGAGATAGTGATGAGATGTTTGATGAACACATCATTGGCGGTGTATTGGTATATTTGATTATTAAAGACAAAGAGTTGTCTGAGAGATTAAACAATTCAAAATTTGGTATCTATCGTGGATGGGGTGGAGAACACGGAAGGTCATTAGTATATGATGAACTAAATAACGAACACCTTAATGGTGAACAATGGTTATCCAACGAATTTGAAAAGATAGATAAAGAAATGGATTACTATAAATTAATGAGGTTATATAATCAATATTATGACTTTATGGATAAACCTTCAAAAATAACAATGAAAAATTTAAAAGAATCAATCAAAAGTGTTTTATCTTCTTATGTTGAAAAGAAACAAAACATTTCAGAAGAATTACAATATCATATTGATAACAATATCCCCGTGTCAGAGAACGTATACAGAGTGGGTAGTGAAAAGTATTTTGAAATAATAAAAGAAGCCAGAAAATTAAGAAATGAGGGACATTACTTTAATGAAGAAGATAATGAAATATTGGATTCGGATTTGGGTAAGTTCTTTATCTATGAAGGTGAAAGATTACCATTGGATTTCCCGATGATTAACGAAGCCGAATATCAGGGTAAAAAAGTTGAATTGGGTAAACCAAAAAAGGGGGGTTCTAAAAAATGGTATGTTTATGTTAGAAATCCTAAAACAGGTAAGATTGTTAAAGTATCTTATGGTTCACCTGTTATGACGGCTAAATGGAATGACCCTGCCGCTCGTGCATCATTTGCGGCAAGACATCAGTGTGAAAAGAAAAAAGACAGAACTAAAGCAGGTTATTGGGCGTGTAGAGCACATAAAGATTTTGGGAACAATGTTCCAGGAAGATATTGGTAATGGTATACAATCAAGAAGATTTGGGTAAGAATAAATTCAGAAGAGTTTTTACTGAAAATGTGGACTCTGAAGAGTTGGTATGGCACCGTGACCGTGAAGACCGTGAGGTTTTTGTGGAATCAAGTAATGGTTGGATGTTACAAATGGACAATGAACTACCTCAGGTCTTGCAGGAGGGACAGAAATACTTTATACCTAAAGAGACCTATCACAGAATTTTTAAAGGGACTGGTGACCTTAAAATCGTTATTGATGAAAGTGTCGGTAAGATACGTATACCTAAGGTCGTAAAAGAGAATATTAAAAAGGGTTTGTGGTACTTAAAAAAGAGTGGTAAAAAATCTAATGTATTTGAATCAATTCACAAATCAGATTCTGTTAGTTTAGAAACAATATTAGAGTTTAAAAAGTTTTTTGATTCTCACTCAAAAAATGTAACCTTAAATGAAAGTTTTAAAGGTGAACCACAAAAAGACGACAACTATATACAATGGCTGTTGAGGGGTGGAAATGCCGGTTACAATTGGGTTATTAGGGAAACAAAAAAGAGGGTCTAAACCCTCTCTTTTTCTTTTTTCTTAATTTTGACTGAAAACCCATCTTCTGTAAACATCTGTGGGTAGTCAAGATAGAAATAATCAATGGCTCTTTCAGCATCAACCGCTTGAGTTTCCATAATTATTTCATCATCTTTTGAAAGTTGATAGGTAACGTGTGACATCTTTTTTTGTTTTAAGGTACAAATATATGATTTATTTTTTACCTGAACAATATTTTCCAGAACATTTTTTCTTTCCGTCTAAACCTGGCATTTTTCCTTTACACACTTGTACTGCATATCCATTAGCATATGCTGAGGGATAAACTTCAAACTTAGCCTTAGCTGCTGATTTTCCTCTAGCACAAAGTGTTGTGTCTTTCTTTTTTTTCTTTTTCTTTTCGTCAATGACTCTTCTTATAATTTGTTCAAGTAATTTTCTTTCTTCAATCATATTAACATCATCAATATTCATTGATAATTCCATACCATCTTTTTTAGTTTCATTCATCATAAAATCAAAAACTTGGTCTAAATTATTTTTTGATTCTGCAATGTGGTCTTGAGCCCAATCATGACCATTATCTAAAATTGATTCAACCATATCTTGGTCTAAATCTAGTAACAAATCACATTGTCTTCTCATTTGTTCTAGATTACTAAAAAACATGTATCTTTCGCCTTTCATTATTTCTTATTTACGATTTGGAATTTTAATGTTCTCTTATAAGTATCTATGTTTCTATCTGTAAGCACTTTCATATCAACAAAATATTCGTTTGGTATTTTGTCTCGAGTGTCAAATACAAAATAATACCCATCTGGTGTTCTGTTAATTTGTGTCCAATCTTGAACTTGTACCTCAGTGGTACCCTCCATAACATATATTCTATAAAACGCTTGAATATCATTAACAACTTCGGCAACAGAATAAGCTTTCTTAATATAAACGCTAACATTTCTAACGTCAGTATTTAATATTTTCTCATCTTGTTTTATGCCACTATACTCAAACCCATAAATTTTTGGTTGCTCAGTTCGAGTACCAATTTGGTAATAACCATCCGCAGATTTTAAAACAAATTCATTTTCAACATCGGATATATTTGAATTGTTAACTGTTAAATCATACCACTTATCATAGTAGAAACAAGGTACTGTAGTTGCGGTTAACCCTGATACTTGAACTTTATAAACACCTTCAGTCACTAAACATGATGTTAGTCCCGTAAATTCTGAGATTGCATCACCATTACCATCTAATATGTCTACTGTTGGTGGTGTGTCAAAATTAAATGGGTTACCATTATTGTAGGCGTATAGATAGAGATAATTTGTATTTCCTTGATAGAATACATTTCTATCATCTAAAATTAAATCATCATAATTAGTTTCTAAATATGGTTCATAAAAAGTTTGAGTGTGAGGTGAAAAGAACCCTACAGAATAATTCTCAGTTAATCCACTAATATTTTCAACTTGTGGTAAATATGCAATTCCATAACCCGTTCTTCCTGTTGTTCCTCCTGATAAAATAGAATTAATTTCATCAGTCATATCAAACTCAATATCCTCATCACCAAATTCAAAATGTTGAGTATCTAATATTGTGATGGCAGAGTAATTACAACCTGTAAGACCTGTTAATGAATTAGTATTATCATAAATCCCTGAAACCGACCAATCACCAATTGTCGTTGTTTGGAACCAATTTGAAGGTCTATCTGAAAAACTTCTATCTGTAGTTAATGAATCAGGAATACTCATACTATTAGATGCATTTAACGCTCTTGAATTGTTATAGTAATCGTATCCAACACCAGAATCCCATGTTTGAATGTCTCCTGTATCACCTGAAACTCTTGGTATTTTAAATAAAACTAAGTCAAATGATGTTGCTCTTCTTCTACCTTGAGAGGTTTTACTATTTAATAATTCTGTGTCAAACGATGATGTATTTGTCATTCTTAAAGTGTGTGTTATACCCGTTAGAGTACAACCTGTGGAGATTACACCATCATTAAATTTTGTTTGTAGTAGATTTAAATCTAAATCGAATATGTATCGGCTATATCCTTTAGGTGCAATTACATCATCAACTCTACCATAAAAAAGCTCAACCACAGGGTTTCTTGCTGTGTTTGTGTATGAGTTGTAAATTAGTGTATTACTTTTATTAAAATACGATTTATGAATTGACATTTGTTCCTTTTATCTAATAAATATCAATTAATCTTAATATTGCCATTTAATATTTTTTGTTGAGCATTTAGTATCTCGTTAAGAATATCTTGAGCAGTTGTACCATCTTGTGATGTTGGTACGGGAGGTAGACCAGGATACGGATGTACGTGAGTGATTAAAAATTTAACTATTAAATTTAATAACTCCATCAGTTCCTCACCTCTAACTAAAGATGATGTGTTAGGGTCAATATCATTTAATATTTTATCTTGGGATATTCCGTATATATCAAAATCTGAAAAATCAATTTGTGATTTACCACTTCCTGTTCCAAGAACGTTGTTACTCAGTAAATATAATTTTTTACCACCCATTAATGCCACAGATTCATCAACTGTGTTTATTTCTTCTTTTCTATATGAGTCATCTTTTAATCTAAAAGGTACAGTATCATCACCTTTTATATTATAAACCAAACTATAACCGGGTGTAATATCTAATTCATTTAACCTTACTTTATTTAAAATAGACCCAACATTTTTTGTGGTATTAATATCACTCGTTGTGTCAATATTAGAAATGTATGAAAATAAAGATGATTTAGGTCTAAAGTAATATGGAAATTGTGCACCAGCACTTAATTGTGTGTCAGGTGCGAAAACACCTGATAAGGTACCAGAGTGAAACTCTTTAATAAAATCATTTATAAACGTAATAACTTGGTCCGAAGATTTATTATCAAACGGTAAAATCATTATAGATGTAGATATTGAATTATTTAATACAGTATCTATATCAAAATTGGCGGTATTTGTTTGTGGAACTTCACTAGGTAACCTATATAATGTTACATCCCCTCTAAAGTTATTTTGAGTATTTTCAGGATTGTAGATATTATACTCAATTAAATACTTTATAAAAGTATCATCTTTTATTAGTCTTTTTCTATTCTGTTTATCACCAAGAGTTTTTGTAAAATCAAAATTTGAAAGTTGTAAGAACGCTCTTTTTCCATTCGCGTCAGGCATATTTGGTGGATTCAGTGCTTTATATTTTCCCGCCCTGATTAATACTTCATTATCCTTTACAATAATGTCGGCACTCCCCCTACCCAAAATAGAATTGTCACCAGGCTCAGGAAATATTCCTTTTGTTTTGTCATTAGTATATCCTAAATTTCTTTTATTTTCATTATTACCGCTAATAATCCCTTTAGAAAATTGAACTGCATCAAATAAATCTTTTGATGCTTGAGTCGATAAATTGACTTTAATATTTTTAGGTCTTGGTAATCTTGACCCCGAGTCTAAATGAGTTTTAGATATTTCATGGTCCTCAAAGTTTATGTTTACGGGTGTTGAAAGTGGACCACATACATAGAATTTATTTTTAGATGTTCTTGCAGACCTATATTGAAAAAATAAATTTACATATTCATCTATTTTCGGTACGGTATTAATATAATACGGTAAAAGAGGTAGAAAAACGAAAGGGTCTATATATGACCAGGGACCATTTTCATCGGGGGTTGCACTATTTTCCTTAAACCCTTTTGAAGATTTAAGAAGTTCTTGTTCAACATCATTCGCGGGTTTAACTCTAATTCTACCGAGCATTAACGGGTCTTGATTGTCTACAACCCTACCTTCAAAAAATACTTGAGTATTTAATATGTTATCAATAATACCCATTATTTATTGTTCCTTTTTTGGTACTCCTCTAATAGTTTATTGTAAGCCCTTTCTAAACCATCTAAATGGTATGTTAATTTTACTATATCTTCTTTTGTTCTTTCAAAATCAATATTAATAAAATCCATGGCGTCTTTTAAATCTTGATTAGTACTATTTTTATAGTCTAACAATACTGTTTTTATTTTATTCTCGTCCATAGTTACATTGATTTACCCCAACCTTTTGCGGGTACAGTTAATCCTGCAGGTGTTATTGTTAATGATGGAATAAAGATTTCAGATTTTCCATTTTCCGTTTGTTCTTGGTTCATACCTTTAACCATATTTAAAATTCCCATATTCATTAAGTTAGGTGAACCATCTGGTAAGTCACCAGTTGGTAATCCTGATTTTTGTAAATTTTCAACAATGTTTGAAAAGGCTCGTATATCTGAAACACCGGGTAATAGGGCACTTCCTGCCAATAAAGGTAATGGTACACCTAATCCTGGTAAACCTAAAGACTGTAACCCTAAGTTTAATAATTTAAGTATTTCATCTACAATACTTTTACATTTTCGATAGTCCAAAAATCCTGTACCTAACAGATAAAGTGCATATATTATCGAACTATACATTTTAACTCTTTTGTTTGCAGCTTCAGCCGAAATTCTTCTAAGTATGTCACCAACAAGTCGTTTTACATTTTTCTTTATTAAATCAAATAATTCTTCAATGTAAATAGATAAGGTTCTACTCATTAAGTTAACTACAAACTTTTTAAATTTATTTAAGAATGTTTTAAGGTTGTCAATACCATCACCAATTAAAACACCTAAAGCTTTTGCAGCCACCATTATACCAAATACAGTTTTTGGTGATAAAATAGTAGACATTAATGCTCTAGGTAATTCTTTAATAAAATCTACTTTTAAAGTTGCATTTATATTAAACTTTGGTAATGTTAAAGTTTTCCAATCTTTACTATTTGCAGTACCATCTAAAGTGTCTTCTAAATATTTTATTTTTTTAGCGTCCGAAGTTTCTCCTTGAATTTTTTTAATCGCTTCGGTAAGACCAACAACATCTACGGGTAATTTCACATTATCACAATCTTCAAATTCAACCACACCCTGTTTTATATTATCAAGTTGAGCGTCGATATTTCTTAAATCTAAAGGTGTCATTTCAAAAAATGATTGGTCTAATAAATCTAAGTCTGATAGTTTTGCATTACCACTAACAGCAATTTCCTGTGTGTCATCAAAACATAATCCCATAATACGGGTTAGTATTTTTTGCCATTTTGCAACGTCTATCTGTTTTCCATCAGACCTTTGTCCTGAAATATCAAACATTGCAAATAAACTTTGGAATACATTTGTTATTAAAACATCAAAGTTTAATATGTCAATAGATTGGTAATAGTCCATTAAAAAATCTGATATTCTTTTTACTCCGTTAGTTTGTTTAACTAACGTCACTTTTAAAAAGTTACCTATATTACCATTATCATCTTGTTTTGTGTATTCAAAATCAAATATTCCTGTGTTTGATGCGCCTATATAATCACTACCAGTATCACTTTTAAAACTAACTCCCTCATCTTGAATACGCCCATATATGGCTCTATTCATTGAAAAGGGTATTGTACCTGGATTTGTTGAAACCTTCTCATATAATAAACCAACAGGTTCATCATCAGGACTATTTTTTAATTGGTCAAATAAATCAATAGATTCGACTTTAATGTATAACGGTTGGTTTAAAATAAATTCTTGTTCTTGAGAACACCCTATGGCAGCTAAAATCTCTTCTACTAATATCTGTAAAACTTTTTCTTTTGCTTTTATCGATGCTAAAGAAAAAACTTTAAGTAGTGTACTATTGTAATTAGAGGTTTGATTATTTGGTAATGTATACTTGAAAATATCTAAAAGCTCATCAAATTGAGTTTTTACTGTTTTGATAGATTTTGTAACACCTGATGATGACTCTGATAATGTTCTTTTTATATCTGAAAGGTCTATACTTTGAGCATCACCATCTTGAGATTTTTTTAATTTTTTCCCATTTTCGTCATTTTCAAGAACAGTAATATAAGCACTTAACTTATTTTTAATTTCAGAATAATCTTGGCTTAAATCAATAGACATGGTGGTATACTTATGTTAGTTTATACCCATCATTTTTACTATCTTTATCTAAATCTCTTTGAATTAATGATTGTAATACATCATCGTCCATTTCGGCTAAATTAAATGATTCACTATCATTATTAGATGCTTTTTCCCAAATTGAAGATTGTAGTTTAGAAAGAGTTAGTTTTTTTTCGATGGTATCGTTTATTATCTTTTGTTGTTCTTTTATGACAGGACCTATTACTGTCATATCTTCAGGGTCTTTTAGCATAGCCAACATTTTATTTTGAATTCTAACGGCAGTAGTTCTTTGTTCTACAAGCTCATTGTAGATTTCCTGCATAAGACTCAAAACCGAATCTTTAGATAGTACTATTTCTTTTTTCTTAGGTCTTGCCATAATACTATAAATATTAAATTTAAAATTTTATTGATTATTAATATTTCTCATTAGTTCGTAATAGAGATTTTTAAACTTTTTCATAGAAGTTCTAATTTCTTTTGTTGTCAAATTAGTCATTTCTCTAATTGAAAGTAAAATAATATTTTTGTTAAATTTGTTATTATCCGTTCCAATGAATATTTCTTCGTAATTATCAAATAGTTCCATTAATGCAAAACCTAATTTTTTTTCGTTTGTATTTAGATTTTCAGTTTTTATAAAATCACGTAACTGTTCTAAAAACTCTTTAATAACTTGGTCAGGTTCAACTTTTTCATATTCAAGATAATAAACCATATCAGGTCGGTTTTCTAAACTACTAGATATATCTTCGTAAGATATTTTCCTATTAGTTTCTTTTTGGTCTTTTATTATTTGACCCATCAAATAATTTTTACATATTGTACCAAAATAAGAATAGGCTTTTTTATTACGTGCAGGTTTAAATTTATCAACCTTTGTAATTAAAAAAGAATGAGTATCATGATGGATTTCTCTAAAATCCATGTCTTTTCTGTAAAGTTTATACCTTCGAATAATTGACTCAATCATTTTATCTAAAGGGGCTCTTAAGAATTCATTATAAATTTCATTTTTTTCGGATATAGTAGAGGCGGTCAGAAACATTCTAACCGCTAACTCTTCACGCTCGGCGAAATAGTTAGTCGTAGTTTTTGGTTTACGACCTCTTCTTTTAACTTCCGTGTTTAGAGAGGAAGCTGATAATCCTTCTACAAACATTAAGCATCGATAGATTCATATTTTATGTTTCTATCGTTGGTAAAGAAATATTCTTTTTTTGCTGATTCTAACCAAAACTTAACTTCATTTTCTGATAAACGATTTTTATCGTTTTTATAATTCCAAAATATTGAGCCAACTCTAAGATTAGTGTGTTTGTAACCAATTCTAGGTATTGTCATTATTTGTACAGAGTTATAAGTTAATCTTAACAACAGTTCATAAACAAATGTTAATTTCATTGATTTTTTAAATCCGCCAAAATCATCAAAAACTTCTTTTTTAATAACCATTCCACTACTTTGGAAATTTTGGTAATTCAACAATACTTCGTTTGTTAATATACCAATTTCACTGTTCATACTGGCGGCAAATGTTGCTTCATTTGTAAATCCTGCAAAAACACCTTTCTCATCAACATCAACGACAATTGGTAAAAATCCTTGTACGTTTGGATATGCCCGTGCATATCTATCTACATTTTTTACCCAAATTGATGCGTATTCATCGTCAAACTCTAATACTGAAACCCATTCTGATTTTGCATTTGTAACACCTAAATTCACTTGTGTTGCAAAATCCGTATCACCGTTATTTTTAATTATATTAACGGTTAAACCACTATAGTCAAATTCATTAATAATAGATTCTAATTGTTCTTCACCTGAGTGGACAATTACTAATTCGTTTACAGGTACTGTTTGATTTATTACTGATTGTACTGACCTACTAAATAACTCATCAAAATCTTTATGTTTTGATGATTCGATAGGTAAAATTATTGATAAGTTAAAATTTTCCATAATTAAATTTCTTCTGTTACTTTTGATTTATCCAATTGTTCTTGGAACGATTCTTTTCTTATGTCAAAATATTCATTAAATAAATTTAAAACATTAGAATTAAAAAGATTTTCATTTTGATATTTTTTAACAGTCTCTAAAGAGTTTTCATACAATGAATCTGAGATGTTATCTTCTAACCAATTCTGTATAAATTCTGCTAATATATCTACAATGTTATTTATTTCATATGTCCAAACACCATTGTAATCTGTCATCCATTCAGGCTTCATATTTGGAACTTTACCAATCACAGGTGTTCTTGAAGCCATAGATTCTAATGGGAATGTCCCGAATCCTGATTCATCATCAACCCAAACAGAAACAAAACTATCTTTTAGATATTCAGAATACTGTTGTTGTGTAATGTTTTTCATATCTCTAAATGTTATCCATCTAAATTGAGGGTATTTTAGATAAAAAGTTTTAATGATTTTTGCAGTATTTCTAGGTTCTCTACACAATATAGAAACAATTGGTTTTGATGGTTTTGTTTTTTCAGAAAAAATTGTTGGAATTAAAGGTTCTAAAACATCTAAGTCTGTTGATTTCATAACCGTTTTAATATATTCCGATTGTGTTTTATTTGTTGTAATACCTTTTCTAAAACCATATTGTGCCCAATTAACACCGGGAGCCATAGTCTCTAACATATAATCGTAAGACTGACACAGTATTATTTTTCCACATGGGAAATTTGAAATCTGCTCTAATACGTGACCATATAATTCAGGTATAATGATAAAATCATCAGGTGTAATTTCCAAATTTTGGCCTTCAATTGCTTGGTGTGGTAATTCCATATACTCTTCACCTAGCCATTCACCAACACCTGTATATTCTTTTGCTTCATGCATAATAACAGGGTTAAAACCATGTTCTTTTAAGGTCATGGCAATTTGATATGTGTAACGGATTGAACCTTTACCATTTCCTTTAGTATCTTGTACTAAAAAATAAATTCTTGATTGTCTATTTGACAATCTTTTAATAGATTCTTCTATTTTTAATAATTTTTCGGGTTCCATATTTTATAGACTTTTTAGTATGTTATGTTTTAATAAAGTATTAAATGCAAATCTAAAGGGAATACTTAAATCTTTTGTGGCATAAGTGCCAAGGTTTTCATCGTAGTCCTCTTTTTCAGTTAATAATACTTCAATCATTATTTTTAATAATTCAAATTTGACCAAATTTACATTGTGTTCATTTTCTTTTTCTTCGTATTGAATTGTTATTTGACGGTCCAACTCATCGAAATCAAAATAATATAGTTCTCCAAAAATTTTAATCATCACTTTTTAATTTTAATTCTGCATATAAATCTTTTAAGTCCTCAAGATTTTCTATTGTATAATCCGATTTAATACCTTCATTGTATGATGTTTTATATTTTATTTTAATTAGATTGGGATTTTCAAACATCAATAAATCGGGATTTGATGTAATGATTAAATCATAATTTGATATAACATCCTCTAATGTTATTTTAGAATAAAAAATAATTTTTTCAACCAAAGAACCATATTTTGATAAAAAAAATAAAGTTGCGGGTTTTGATTTTTGTATTTCATCAGAAATTATGGAGATATCGTGATTATCTCTTAAATCTTCATAAATCTCATTCATTACATTAAATGAATTCGGTTTAACTGATGGAGCATGTCCAAAAATATTCATAGGAAAATCAACATAAAGAAAATCATATAAACTTTCTTTATTTGGAAATACAAAATGGTCCAAAAGATTTAAGGATGTGACAGGTAAATTTAATTTATATTCAAAATCTTCTTCACCTTCTTCTTTAATATAATCATCAATAAAAAACTTTTGGTATACTTCTTCAGCTTTACCTAAAGTATTTCTTAAAACACCATTTACATCTACCGCAATTTTCATTCTTCGTATCTATCTAAAATTTTTGTAATTAATGGGTTTCTAATAATATCATTTGATTTAAATTCAAATACACCAATATTATCAATTTCTTTAAACCTTTCCATAGCATCCCATAGACCTGATTGAGTTTTATCTTTATATCTGTCTGTTTGTTCTAAGTCTCCTGAGATAAAAAATTTAGAATTAAAACCAATACGGGTTAGTAATAATTTCATTTGTTTTGGTGTACAGTTTTGAGCTTCTTCAAAAATTAATATTGAGTTATCTATGTTCATACCTCTCATATATGCTAATGCGAAAACTTCAATAATGTCAGTATTCTTAAGTTTTTCTCTTGATTCTTTACCTATAATTTTGTTTAACAAGTAATAAGATGGAAAAATATACGGGTCTAATTTTTCTTCAACATTACCCGGTAATGCCCCTAATTTTTCTTCAGCCTCAACTGCCGGTCTGACGATTATTATTTTTTCATAAGAATTATTTGGGTCAATTAATAATTGAACTGCGGCACTCATTGCAATATATGATTTACCAACACCTGCAGGACCCGTACATATTGTTATTTCATTATTCTCTAAAGTATTGTAATATTCTTTTTGAGATTCAGTTAAAAATTTTTTTCTTGGAGTTTTTTTAATTAATGAGTTAATAAAGTCTTTAGTTGTCATTTTTGGTGGAATACTATTGTTAGCTTCACCATTTGTTTTGCGTACTGCCATATATTATTAATATTATTTTTATTAGTTATAATTTATAAAAATTTAACCAATAATCAATCATTTCATCCATCATAGTCTCAAAAGTGTATTTTGGCGACCATCCGGTTTGTGTTCTTAATTTTGTCGAATCTCCCTTTAAATCATTAAGTTCTTCAGGTCTTAAGAATTTTTCATCTTGTTTTACATAATCCCGATAATCTAAACCTAATTTATTAAAAGTATATTCACATAAATCTCTTACTGTATGTGAAATACCTGTTGCACATACATAATCATTTGGACTATCTAACTGAAGTATCATCCACATTGCTTCTACATAATCCTTAGCATGACCCCAATCTCTAGTTGCGTCTAAGTTTCCTAATTTTAATACATTTGATAGTCCTAATTTTATTTTAACGGCTTCTTTAGCAACTTTGTTTGTTACAAAGTTTGTACCTCTTCGTGGAGATTCGTGATTAAAAAGAATTCCATTAGAAACAAATAGGTTATACGAATTTCTGTAATTTCTACAAATGTTATAACTAAACACTTTTGCACATCCGTATGGGGACACTGGGTTCATTGGGGTCGTTTCTCTTTGGAAACCGTCCTCATCTATTGAGTTACCAAACATTTCAGATGAGGATGCCTGATATACTTTACTATCTGGTTTAATCATTCTTACAGCCTCTAACAAATTTAACGACCCTAATCCTGTTACGTTTGAGGTGTAAATTGGTTGGTCAAATGAGATTCTTACATGTGATTGAGCAGCTAAATTATATATTTCATCAGGCATTACTTTTTGTAAAACAGATATAAGCGATGATAAATCTGTCATATCTGCATAATGCAAAATAATTTTGTCAAATATTCCGTCTAATCTTGCAGTTTGATTTTCTGCTACAGAATTTCTTTTTAATGTACCATGTACTTCATATCCTTTATCTAACAAGAACTCGGCCAAGTATGAACCATCTTGTCCGTTAATTCCTGTAATTAACGCTTTTTTCATATTAAGAATGTTTGTTAATTATATCTGTTATTTTTTGTATATCGGTTTCCGTTAGGTCTTGATGATTTGGTACGTAAAAACCATAATCATCTAATAATTGACAATTTTCTAATTCAACTCTACCGTATTTTAAATACCACATTGGTTTATTTGCCATATTACCTGCAATTAATGGTCTAACTTCAATGTTATTATTAATAAGCTCTTCAACAATCTTATTTCTATTTTTGTTAAGAATAGGTATTGCAAAACTTGATATAAAATCAGTATTTCTTGTATCTAATTGTAATTGATTAGATTTTAAATTTGACTTGTAAAATAAAAAGTTTTTATTTCTTATTTTACTATAGTTGTCTAATTTTTCTATAGCCCTTAATCCAATAAATGCTTGTAAATCTGTAGAACGTAAGTTCATACCTGGTACGTAAAAATTATATAGAGAATCAAAATCTGAAGATTTATATTTGTTTCTTAATTCTTCTTGTGTTTTTCTTGGTAAATCCCTGTCCCAACCATGACTTCTCATCATTAATAATAAGTGATAAAATTCTTCATCATTTGTATTAATAAACCCTCCCTCTATTGTTGATAAGTGATGTCCAAAATACATGGAATAAAAAGACGCCAAACCAAATGAACCTAAATATTTACCATTAAATTTAGAACCCATACTTTCACAAACATCTTCTAATAATATTACATCATAGTCATTACAAAGTTTTAGTACCTTGTCCATTTCTGGTACCAATCCCAAAGGTGATACCAATATTAAAACTGATGGATTTTCTTTTTTAAATAACTCTTCTAAATGATTTAAGTCACAAGACAAATCATCTAAATTACAATCACATAAAAAAGTCTCATACCCTAATAACATTGGACTACTTACATCGGTAGCCCAACTCAAACCTGGTACAATTATTTTATTATTTTTTAATTTATTTGAATGTAAAAGGGCTGCTAATGTTAATAATATTGACGATGAACCCGAGTTTACAAAAACGGAATACTTTGTACCCATTTTCTTTGCCCATTTTTCTTCAAGCTCAATAGTTAACTCACCTTTTGTTAATCTAGGAATCTCATCTTGAGATAACCATTCTATTAAATGATTTATATCATTTTTATCGATTGTATCGCTGACTAATTTTATCATAAACTTTTTTTATACCTTTATTAAAAGGTAATGGTTTAAAATTTATAAGTAAATCTTTTAATTTTTGAATTGATACATCTTTCCTATATTGACCATCAGGCTTAGTAATGTCAAAATTTAGTTTAATGTGATTTAAATTTAATTCGTTTAGTGATATCTCAGCCATTTGTCTTATTGATAAATTTTCTTCGGTAGCAACATTGAAACTTTCGTAGATTTCTTTTGTTAAACATTCATTAATTACCCAAGCCAAATCATCTGAATGCATGAATTGTCTTAATGGGTTACCGGTCCCAAATAAATTTATTTCATTTTTTTCATTAACAACTGCGTTGTGTATTTTTTCTAAAAGTGCAGAAACAAAATGACTGTTGTGACCTACTTTGTCATTTTCACCATACAAATTACATGGAGTTAAATATTGATATTTTGTACCGTATTGTTTGTTTAATGCATCTATTTGTACCGCCAAACATCTTTTTGCGTATCCATATGAAAAATTTGTAATCGTTGGTGGACCTAAATGTAAATCTTCTTCAGACATAGGATATGTATCAACTTTATCGGGATAGATACAAGTAGATAAAATTCCAATAAATTGTTCTACATTATTTTTAAAAGAATGTTCGACCATCAATGTATTCATTTGAACATTATCAACAAAATATTGATATGGTCTTTCAATATTATCTATAATACCACCAACTCTAGCGGCTAAGTGTACGACCTTTTTTGGTTTATATGTTTTAAACATTTTGATTACGTCTTCTTCTTTTGTTAAATCGTAATCTTTAGATGAAATGTATATGGCATCGGGTAATAATTTTTTTAAAGATTGTCCAACCATTCCTGAACCTCCGGTTACTAAAATTTTCATTTTGTTTAATTTATAAAAAAGCATTTATTTGTTCTGTAATTTCTTCAAAAGTATTGTCCTCTACCCAATTTTTTTTAAATAAAATTTTTGTAGTTTCTTTAGGTAACCAATTAACAATGTCCATTTTATGTCTACAACTTGTCATATTGGTTAAAACCATATTCTTTTTTAATCCTGCGGCCATTGGCCAAATACCACTATCCGTAGATACAAAAACTTTACAGGTCGACAAACAATATAAATCATCCATCATGTTTCTATCCTCATATTGTGCAAAATCTATAATGTTTTCATGTACAGGTAAGGGAGTTTGTTTTGAATCACCAAGTCTAATAACTTTGTAACCTAAATTAGCATAATAAAGTGAAATTTTAAAAAAAGTATCAATATTTATAAATCTTTTATTTTCAAAATTTGCACCATCAATTCGTTTATCAAAAGTTCCTTTTTCTCTAAACTGAATTACAATTGCGTTTTTTGGTAAGTTATGTTTATTTTGGTATGTTTCATGAGGAAATTCAAGAGAGGCTTCAGGTGTGTGTTTTAAATCTGACCACATTGCTGGATATTTTAATCCGTTATAGGCGTATGGTTCAGGCATATAAACATCCTTGTACTCATCAAGTGAAAAAAAATTATTTTTTAAAATTGTACCAACATTACTAATATTAATATTATTAAAAATCTCTTTTGGTATTAGTTTTATATCCTGCTCTTTTACATTTTTAATACATAAGGCAAAATACTTTTGAAATTCGTTTTCAACATAAATCTTAGGTTTTACATCTGGATTTAAATGTAAGAATTTAGATAGTCCAACAGTATGTTCTGCTGAATTACCTAAAGCATTTTCATGTCTCCATATTGCAAATTTTAATTCTCCCATCCTAAATATTTTTTTATATTTTGTGGTGTGTGATTAATTTTGTTTTTAACTAAAGCGTCAATGTATTTATCAATCGCCAATACTAACATGGGTCTTTTTTCTTTAAAAAGGTATTCTGATTTTTTTCGTAATTCCACTAATCTTTCATCATCTTTACACATGGCCATTTCGTCCTCTAAGTACCAATATCGGATGTGTACAATACATAATTTATCAATTAATTCGGAAAATGTATCTGTGTGGATATTATCATAATTTGGGAATTTATTGTCTTTAAGTATTGAGTCTACAAAGTTACTTATTTTATCATCTATTATTTCACCGGCAGTTAAATCGTCAAAAAATGATTTATCCGAATTTGCCTTATCATCAATTAATTTATCGTAGTGTAATTTTTTACCAACTCTTAGTTCATGATATTTTACACCCCACGAGTCTAATTGATTTTTTGTTACATCATACCAATCTATTTTTGTTTGAGCACCTCTAGCTGTATCAATAATAATAGTATTACCATCGTCATATAGTTTATTTACAATGTTAATACGTTCAATTATTGGTTCTGCTTTATCATACTCACTTTTTGTTAGTGTGCATAAAGTACCGTCTAAATCAAAGCAATATATCATTTGTCTTTCTTAGTTTTTTGATGATAGGTAATTCACTATCATAAACTACCTTAATGCCATCACCTAAAACATTTTCCATTTTTCTTATACCTTCAACTAATTCCTCAACATTCTCAATAGAGGCAGATTGGTCAGAGCCATACATAGTTCTATCTAAAGTAATGTGAAATTCAATACATTCTGCTCCAAGAGAAACTGCACCAAACATAGGAACTAAACCACTATGGTGATTTGAAAATCCAATTTTGTATTGTGGATATTTTTGAGATAGTGTTGTGATATATCTTAAATTCATTTCTTCTTCTTTTGTTGGGTAAGTACTTGTACAAGCCAAAACATATTCAACATTATTTAAAATATTTAATGCTGCTTCAATTTCCTCTTCATTTGACATACCTGTTGAAACAATTATAGGTTTACCTGTAGCATTCAATTTTTCTAAAAATGATTTATCGGTTAATAGTGCCGATGCAATTTTATGGTATTTTACGTTTAGATTAGATTCAACTAAGTCTAAACTAACTTCATCCCAACAAGAAACAATAAAATCAATACCAATTTCATTACAATAATTTTCAATTTCTTTATATTGTTCAATTGAAAATTCAATACCTTCTTTTTGTTCCCTAAATGTAGTGCCCCAGGGGGATTCTCTGTGTGATGATAATTCTTCAGGTGTATAGACAGAGTCAATATCTCTTTTTTGAAATTTAACTGCGTTACAACCAGATTCTTTAGATTTTTTTATCAATTCTTTGGCTATATTCATATCACCATTATGATTGATTCCGATTTCTGAAATAATGTAAGTGCTCATAATTTTTATTTTTTAAACATTTTATTTTCTACAATTTCTAATACTGTGTGTCCAATTAACATGTGACATTCTTGAATTCTTGCCGTATCTTCTGATGGGATTACTATCGATATATCAGACATGTCTTTCATTAATCCTCCATCTCTACCAAGAAATGAAACAACAAACGCGTCAGGATTAGATTCAATTAATTTTATTATATTTTTAGATTTTCCTGATGTAGATAAACATATTACCACATCACCTTTTTTAAATGATGATTTAAACTCTCTTGAAAATATTTCTTCATAAGAATAGTCATTAGCCACTGCAGTAAGATATGATAAATTAGAACCTAATAATACTACTTCTAATGGTTCTCTATCAAAATAAAATCTACCATTTAGTTCTGCCGATAAATGTTGTGAGTCTGCAAAACTACCACCATTACCACAGAAATAAATCTTATTTCCATTTTTATATGTTTCAATAATAATATTACTAATTTCATATATTTTATTGATAATATTCTCATCATTCAACAATGATGTTTTTAATCTGATTGACTCAGATATGTTGTTTTTAATTGTTTCTACCATACTGTTTTTCCTCCATCAATTATTAAATTAGTACCTGTCATATAGCTACTTGCATCAGAACACATAAAGACAATAGCCCCCTTATATTCGTCAATGTGTGCCATTCTCCCCATCGGAATAATGTTAGATAATTTTTGTACAAATTCATCTGGGTGGTCATTATATACACCAGTTGGACTTAGACAGTTTACTCTTATGTTATCTTTGGCAAAATATGTTGCCAAATATTTTGTCATACCAATAACTGCCCATTTTGCTGCTGAATATGTTATTGGTTTTACGTTTTGTAAGTTTTTAGGTTTGGTCGGGTCTTCATAAATTCTTTGGTCAGGTGCTATAACACCCAAATCTGAAGATATATTTAAAATAACTCCACCACCTGTCTTTAACATTTTATTTGATATGCATTGTGATACTAAGAATGTGCCGTTAATTATTGCATCAATACCTTCAGAAAAATAGTCAAAAGTCATTTCTTCAAACCTACTATCGGGTGTAAGACTTTTATCATCTTTTGTAACCTTTGGGTCTTTTGCTGCGTTATTAATTAAAATATCAATTTTTGGAAATTTAGATATTACATCATTTATTGATTTTTTATCGACAACATCCATGTATTGGTAAAAAACTTTTTCCTTACCAAACTTTTCACTTAAATAATTAAACTTTTTTATAAGTGAATTTAAATCTACATCGGTTAATATTACAGATGCACCAAATTCTAATAAAGCTTCAGCATGTTTAGGTCCAAGTAACCCACCGGCTCCTGTAACCAACGCAACTTTATCCGTTAAATCAAAATAATTTACCATATTAAAATGTAATGTTTTTTTTAATCAAATTAAAGTGTTTATTAATATATTCATATTCATTTCCTGATATTTCTCTACATAATTGTAATATAAAGTTACCGTCATAATTAATTTTATTAAGGGATTTAAATATTGTGTTAAAATCAGTGTCTCCACTACCATATGGTACTGTAACAGAATCAAAAGTTCTATCTTTTATATGGACATTTAATATTCTATTTTTTAAATAAAATATATTTTTTTCATGGTTTACCTCTTCACCATAAAAAGAAGTCACATTACCGGTATCGTATGTAACATACACATTATCACCTAATTCAAATAATTCTGAAATTGTCTCGACATCACACTCAAACTCAAAACAAAAGTTAATGTTAGGGTAGTCAGTTATGAATTTCTTTATATTTTGTTTAAATTTATTTCTTATTTCAGGTTCTATAATTGAACTATCTTCTAATAGTGGGATGACAATGTTTTTAACTTTTTGTGTTCCCATTCTATCTAAAGTAGGTTTTAAATTATCCAACAGATAGTCAAAATCTACTATATTCTTAGATATTATATTATCAACACAAACTGATAATATATTAGATGAGCTTAAGTCATATAAAAAGAAAGGATTGTTTAAATAATTTTTTTCGGTTATAATCCATTCAATCCCATCTAATCCCATTGTTATTAAATCAAATAATTCCTCTCTCCAATAATGAATTGGAAATTCCTGTATTTGACCATCTATCGGCTCAGAGAGACGACCTTGTAAAACACCTATTTTCATTTTTTAAAATTGTATGGTGTTGAAACCTTTGAATCGATAATAAATTCATTGTTAAAATCTTTAATCTGTTGTTCGATGTCTACACCAACATTATCACTCCATTTGTCTAGTAATCTCTTAGTTATTGGACCCATTTTACCATCACCAAAATCTATATAATTTACAGATTTCACTGGTAAGATACAAAATGGTGTGGCAGTCATAAAAGACTCATCGGATGTGTAAGCATCATATAAAGTAAGGTTCTTTTCAACACAAGGAATTCCTAATTCATCACATAACTCAAAAATATAATCTCTTGAGATTCCTCTTAAAATATTTCTACCTTCAGGTGTATATACAACACCATCTTTAACAAAGAATACATTATCACCACTACCTTCGGCAATAAAACCATCCTCATCTAATAAAAGAGCCCAATTGTTTTCTCCTTTAAATTGTGAAGCCTCAATGTTAGCCATCTGATAGTGGAGTCTACTTCTATTTTTAATTTTAGGGTCTAATAAATGATTTGGTATTGCTTTTTGATTAGTTACTACAGCATTTATACCTTCATCAAATAATTTACCCATTCCACTGACTGTCCACTTTAATGGAAAATCTGCAACAATTACTGTGGCGCCAACTTTATCAAACAAATGTGAATATAAACCTAATGGTCCTCTTGAAATATTAATAACAAGTCTGTGTTCATCAGTAGGTAAAAATAAAGGTTCATTAATTTCAATTACTTTGTTACAGATATCAATAAGTTCTTCTTTTGTATATTGTAATGGAATTCTTAAGATTTTAACACCATTTAATAATCTATCAATATGTTCTTCTAATTTAAATTGTTTTTTATTAAATGACCTTGTCATTTCAAAAACCATATCACCAAACATTAATGCTGAATCGTAAATTGAAATTTTAGCGTCCATTTCATTTACGTAATCTCCATTCATAAAAACTTTTCTACCTGTAGATAAAAAATGTTTTTTATAAAGATAAGAACAAAAATCTAAATCTTCGTAATTATCAATTTCAAACATTTTCCAACTTTCCTGTGTGACCGTACCAATCTTACCAAACAATCTATTTTTATTTTCTATAAAACCATTTTTGTTGAAGATATACATTGAACCGTTTTCAACAATCTGTGGATTGTGGTCCTGTCTTCTTTTTCTATTTAAAAAATCGTAATTTAAACTTTTTAATAAATCATCTTTTTTTTCCCACATTAAAAAATCTTCCAATTCACATGATGAGAACATTGAGTCATAATTGTTATTAACATAGTCATTTATCATCCTGTCTATGTCTGATGTCTCTCTTAGAGGTGATGTTACCTGTAAAAATACGATAGTATCAAAATCTTGACTGATATTCTCAATGGAGTGTAAAATTGCGTCTTCACTTGATGCAAAATCTCCCGATATCCCTTCAGGTCTTTTAATTGGTGTTGCTCCATAATCAGAAGATATGTTTAATATTTCATCACTATCTGAAGTAACAAATACTTCACTTATCAAGTTTGAGTTTTTTGCATTTAAGATGGTATGTGAAATAAGTGGTTTACCACAAAATTCAATTATATTTTTATTTGGTATTCCCTTACTACCACCTCTGGCGGGTATTATACAAGCTATTTTCATAATATATTTGGTATTGTTGTTAACGTATCTTTTAAATGACTAATTTCACTTAAATTATAAATTTTTGTACCTATGTTATTAGCACTATCATTAATAATTCTAAAATCGTTTAAGATATTTTTTAAATAAGGATTAAATGTGTCTCTATTAGTTGTAACACCATCAACATATCCTTTAGTGTAATCTAAATCACATCCTGCAATGTATATTGTTGAAAATCCCATTAGTACTGCCATTGCTAACATGTGTGTTGCAACAGTATCGGAGGGGCTATACCTTTCATTATGTTTTGTATATGATTGTAAATGTTCCTGAATTGTTAATCTATCCGAAATTAAATTTCTACATCCTTGAGGACAATAACCACATTCTTTACCATCAAAGTGTCTTTGGTCATATCCATAAAAATCTCTATTCATAATACCCTCAACATGATTTCTGGGTGTTGGGTCAACTGAATCTGCATAAATAATATCAATAGAATTTAAATTATTAATTCTTTGAATCATTCTTGGTATTGAGTTTGGTGACGAATTAGCCATCATCCAATAATTTGGTTCAATATCAGTCATTAAATCAAAATCATTTGTTGAAATTGTGATAGCTTTTTTACTTTTTATATACTCTAAATGAGATTTTAATGATGGTCCCAGTGCTGCTACAAAACCAATTTCACCTTTGTGTTTATTAATTAAATTTGATATGTCTCTGTAGTTACCCATGTTATATTAAATTATCACCCATTCTTTACAATATAAATCATCTGTGGGTAAATGTGAATTCTTTGGTCCAAACCAATTTTTTGGTATTATTACTTTTTTGTTTGGATTTTCATTTAACCATGAGCCCCACCATGAAAATGTAGAGTTACATATGATATTGTTCTTACAGAATGACATAAGATATAGGTCTTCAAAATCAGTTGAATCCTCAATGAATATTTTATCTTTTATAAAATCAAAATTTTGTTTACACCAATCCATATCGTCAGAAAAAATTAAATATTTTTTTTCTTCTCCCATTTTTTGGTATGCGTTTTTGTAATAATTAATGTCTTGTACGTAATGAAAATCACTTAATCTAATGTAATCACCTCTTCTTACATGTATTGAGCATGTATCCTCACTTAATACTTTTGAATATTTTTCTTGAAGTTTTTTATTTGTTTGTTCGTCAATTTTGAATAACTCAAGAATTTCATTCCTATAGTTTTTAAAAT